GCATTCAATTTTTCGGATCACGCCATGTTCTTATCATATGATTATTGGCCATGTCCGCTAAACAATTCCACGATAGCATAATGGTCACCTATTGGCGACAAGGTACATAAAAAGAGGGAAATGACATGATAGGGGCGAGAGGTCGAATTTGGCTAGTCCCTCTCGCGGGCCTTATCGTGTTCTGATGATGGCCGGGCATGTTTTCGTCATATGGCAGTCTATGCAGTACAAGAACGTCGAAAATGGATCGGTGCCCTTGCAACCCATGAGCTTATCGCCATCATAAGTCGGGATATATTCATATCCATCGATATAGAATTTCTTCATGTTATCTCACCATTCGCGAGTTTTGCGGATATCGTTTCAAGTACATCGGCGTACTTCTTGCCCGCCAATACGTTCTTTGCTACTATATGGCTCAGATCATCTGCGTTTACGGCATATTTCTGAGATAGTTCTATTAAATCCTCCAATGCCTTGCCGCGTGGTACGTAGGCACAGCGAGAAATTACATCAATATTATATATGCTCATATGCGCCTCATAATGCTCGCAAACATTCGCCAGCCAGCTTTCCTAACCAGCCTCTTGCCAATGGCCTTCGGGCCTCTTTGGATGGCATTTAGGTCGTTGGATAGGGAGAGGAGCTTGTAGATTAGAGATTTCAGTTTCATAGCAACCTCGCGATCTCTGTAATTATTTCTCTGATATCGTTCGAGTTAAGAACGACATCAGCTAGATACTTTCCATTATGATCGAGTATCGCTAACGACATCGAGTTGTGAAATGTTCCAGCAACTCGACGGCAGTTGAAATTTAGCTTACGAGGCGAACCGCCCCCGCTTGTTGCTGAAATCGTTATGCTACCATTAGGTTCCTTCATTCTTCCTCACCATCATCCGGGCAATCCTTCTGCAATTCACAATCCTCGCAGAGCCGAAATTCTCCATTCTGCATAGAGGTACATCCGCCTCTCTCTTCCCCGAAACCATTTGGATTATCGCGATAGACGGCGCGGCAGGGAATGCCATCGATTAGGAATTGATTCATTTCAGATCCTGCTTCCGAAATTCTGTCCCATTCAGCATAAACATCCCGCCCTCGTAGGTCACATCATATCCATGTGTCGCCAACAGAAAGGCCGCTTCTGGCAGGGATAGGTTGCTGGTGGAATTCAATAGCTCTTCGGGTGATTCTGCTAGGCAGGGTGTGGATAGCAGGCAGATTATGGCCAGGAATTTCATCATTGCTTCCCACCTCCTTTGGGCAACTTGCAGTTTTGCCCACATACAGGACAGTGGGCATACCTGCGATGTGGATTGGGCATTCTTGGCTGGTAATCCCAGGCATGTCTGCATTTTGGACAGGTTAGGGGGAGGGGCATTTCAAGCCATCCCCGTCAGCCAATCATATCTATATTTCGTTCCCCTGGCATCATACAGGGCATGATGTTCAATTGAATTTGGCATATCCGGCATCTTTGGATTGCCCATTTCAACACATAGTTGCTTGAGATCCATACAAAACATCGGCCAACCTTTCGGCAGATCTACCATAGATCCAAGGATCTGGCAGAATACTACCCAGTCGTGGTCTGCATAGTATCCCCAAAATTCAGGCGATGGATCGGAGCCGATGAACTCCAAAATCTCATCTCGGATCTGAGAAATTGGCATCCTCCTGGAGCCTTCCCATGCCATGCGCGGAGATCCGCCCGCGGACATATTCATATCTTCCCCTCTCGGCAGATGTGACAGAACGTTTTCTTGTACCCATTTACTCGCCCTTCGACGGGCAAGGAATCCATACCATGCGCTATTGATGGCGTAGAATTCGCGGCCATCTTCAGAGACGATGGCTATACTAATCAGTTCAATTGGGTGTTTTGGTCCACGCTCGGAAAATTCCGAGTCAATGAAGTATTTCATTTCAACTCATCTCCAATACCTAGTATGCTATATATCTATATATACTTATCGCCACCCACGATAAGCCATTTAAAGCCCAAAATCCCGCCCAACCATGTAATTATGTATCCCATAAGGCGAAGTGCTGTCTAATGGGCGCTAGTGAGGTTTCATGTCAATCACAAGTGATATCTGTAATCATTTGGCGGATATGCCAAGCCAGATCTTGCCCATATACCCGATGCAATTTGATTCTGATACGGTCAATTGCATCGCGGTATTTCCCGGCACTGGCAGCCAAAGACAAGGCACGCAGCCGCTTTTCTTTACCGCATTAGGAACCTTGGATTATCCAGCCGCGCGGGTACAGGTGCGGTATACCGATCCTCATAATGCTTTTGCAGTAGCCGAAGCCGTTCGCGTCTGGATGGAAGCGAATTTGCCGAACGGATATCTAACATGCCGGGCGGAGGATTCGATTGCGAAGGATGCGACTGATGAGAAAAGTCTCGGAATGTCGGGCGGGCCGGCGTATATATTCGAGGTGGTTTTCAATCTTACGAAGGTAAGGGCATGAGCGAAGCTACGATCCTGGTAGGGGATGAAAGCGCCGAATTGATATCATTGGCATTTATTGCATGGGCTGTTAGTAAATCAGCGACCTCATCATCTTTTGATCCAACGCCTTTTATCCGGGATGCCTTTTATGCATCTGGAGAGGCGCAAATTGAAGAGATTGGTGCATTGGTCGAAATAAAAACAAGTTTCAATATCAGATCTCCTCAAGCAGATGCATGGATAAAAAAGTATGCGGCAAAGCATATCAAGTACGTCGATGCAACCAAAAAGCAAACCATAAGGCAGATTGTCCTAAGAGGATTTCGGGAAGGTCTAACCAGCCAGGAGCAGAGCAAGCTAATCAAAGAGCATATCGGACTGTTGCCGGCGCATTCCAATGCGGTTGATAATTATCGCAAAAATCTTCTAAGTTCCGGCATGGATACAAGCAGTGCCGATACATTAACGGAAAAATATAGAAAGAAGTTGCTAAAATATAGGGCAGATACGATAGGACTCACCGAAGGCCATACCGCCGCCAACGAAGGCTATAGATTTGCAAATCGAGAAGCGGTGAAACGTGGCATTCTCAATCCAGATAAGTATGAACAGTATTGGATAGTGACAAGAGATAAGCGATTGTGCCCGATTTGCGCAAATCTGTCCAACACGCGCGCCGATCTGCCAAATGGACAATTTCCATCGCCGGGCGGACATGGCCCGCCTATCCATCCACGCGACCGCTGTACAACTGGAATTCGCAGGAAGTGATGATGATTCCAAATGTCGAATGGCATGATGATACTATAATCGCGAAAGCGAAAGCCGCGATGTTGGATGGCGGCGAAGAATGGGCCCGTGCTGAAGTTATGCCAGCGGCGGATGAACGATGCCCAGTTGATTTTGGGACTCTCCGAGATTCACACACGGTGGAACGAGAAGGAACCACGATCACAATGGGATACGGCGGCCCGGCTGCCCCATATGCAGAACGACAACATGAGGATTTGACCCTTTTACATGTCGTTGGGGAAGCGAAGTGGCTGGAGAATGCTTTCAACGACAAGCTTCCAGAACTTCAGAAAATATTAGATGAACGGCTGAAAGGTGTCTTATGACGGCGCTCGTTTCTGACATGATCGCTGCCCTCATATCGGGCGGATTCGGTACGGCCAAGAACACTGACATCTACGAGGATAATATCATGCCCGCGCCAATGGCGCAACTGATGGTGAAGCTTACCGGGGGGGATCTGCCCATAACCACATTGGACAGTCAGACATCTAGGTCTGGCGTCCAGGTCTATGTCGTGGACAGCCTACATGATACCGCTAGAGACAAAGCCGAAGCGATGAGGGCATACTTCTCAGTTAAGAAAAATGTTATCCGACAGGCGATATGGGCGGCCCGAAGCGACCCGATTTATCTTGGACAACTCGATGATGGGCGGCATAAATTCGTTGTGGAATTCAAAATATTCGGGTGAGAGAATATGATAGTAGAGCCACAATACAAGGGACCGATAGACGTTGAGATCATCAAGACTAAATCTGGTGAACGGATTATGCTGAACAATTTCGATATTTCAATGATCACCACCACGTACGAGATCCGGTCTCGACCAGCATCACTAAAAGAGTTGGTAGTGACTATTCCAATCGGACATATCACAATACGGGATGAGTAATTTTTATACAGATATCATTTTTTCTAATAATAGTTTTTACACATTATTATAAACACCTTTTCGCAGTGAAAAGGCAATACTTCGAGGTATGGAAAGATGACAAGCGCAATTTCTGGAATGACTGGCTCGTTGTGGCTCTATACAGCCGATACTCCAGCCAGCATGGTAAAGCTCGGGGAACTCTCCGACTTGAAACTTAAGATCGATGGGAAAGAAATAGATACTTCAAACTGCGACGACGCTGGATGGGGTAGCTCCATAGCAGGCTCTCGGACGTGGGAGCTGAGTGCCTCCGCGAACCTGATCATGGCAGATGATTGCTACGAGCTGATCATAGCGGCTCTGATAGCGGGCAGCGATCTATATGCATATGTCCTGCAGTCCGGGACCGCCACATCCTCACCGGAAGGGTGGGAGGGGGCTTGCTGGGTGAGCGGCGGAAACATCACATTAGCCGGCACGAGTACCCAGCAAAAGGCAGATTGGACTCTGAAAGGCAGGGGCGCGTTGGCCGCCATTCCGTGAGGCTGGTAGATGACTTCAGCCGTGAGCGGCCTATCCGCCGCTCTATTTCGGGATGAGCCGGAGGAGTATGTCGTCACGGCTGCCCTTGGCTCCAACAGAGATATCTGTTTCGCATCGAAAAATGGTACCACTAACAAAGTTGAGATAGTTGTAGGCGGCGTAACTGCGCCGCTATCGGTGGAGGTGGTCGGTGCCAAACTCACCATCACGTCCGCTAATACAGATGGAAGTGCTACCAGCACGGCAGCTCAAATAGTAGACGCCGTGAACTCCGACGTGGACGCATTCGCCCTCTTCGAGGCTCGCCTCCCCCCGGGCACCACGGGCGCGGGCGTGACGGGCGCGGTATCGGAGCTTACCGCTCACGACGGCGTTCATTTCGCTGCTATCGATATGGTAGATTCTGGAGATCACAAGACCTATCAGGCAGCCGCGGGAAATCGATATTGGGACGAGGACACAGCCGCTTCGATACTCGTGGATGCTTCTCCTGTGACAAGTGGGTTCACTGTGAACTATTTACGCGGAAGTGTCACATTCGAAACTTCTCAAGGAGCGAGCACCATCACGGCAACCGGGGTCAAGCGGTCTCTTCTGGCATTCCAGAAGGTCTTTGGACTGTTCGACGGCAAGCTGAAGATAGATGGGAAGGAGATCGATACAACTTCGGTTGATGATGCCGGATGGGGATCTTCCATTGCGGGATCGAGAACGTGGGAAATGTCGGCCAGCCATTTCTTCTACGGTGGTGATATCCCAATCTCGGAGATGGCTACAAAGTATCTCTGGAAGTTCTACAGCGTGTACTCCACGACGCCCTACGCAATCGGATGGGGCAGCATAACCAGCATGAGCAACCTTCTAGCCAATCCAAACGAGGCCCAGAAGCAGGACATCACCGTGAAAGGCAGCGGCGAGTTGTATCTGGAGTAGGCCGGAGCGCAGGCTCCGGTAATTATATATTTCCATAATGAGAGGAATAATCAATGGTAGAAGCAATAATTTTGGACATGGACGAACCCCGCGAAATCAACTGGAATTTCCGGGCGATAAAGAATTTCGAACAGCGATCTAAGAACATTCTGACAAGGCTCCAGGTGACGATTCCCAACATCATCATTCAGAATGGTCGGGCGATAGATGGCGGCCATATCCCCATAGCAAACGCAAACTCTAACCGGATCATGGCCAGCTTCGTGAACATGTCCGAAATTCTGGAGGTAGCCGTTGGCGCAGCGACCGGATTATCCTACATCGAGGTCAAGGGCGAGCCTTCCCAGGCCGCTAAAGCCATAGACGGCTGGATGGCGCGCGGCAACTCTATGAAAGATCTAGGAGATACTCTATACAGGGAGTTCGTTCGCGCCTCCGACCCTTTGGCTTTCGCCCGGATACAGGAAGCCAAGGAAAAATCGGAAGCCGACGACAAGGCGGCCCAGGAAAAGGCGATAGCAGCGACCGAGTAGAAGAAGAAACTTCATCCTCTTTTTGGGAAACTGTTTATCGCGTTGCTTATGTCGATTTAGGGCTTTTGCCCGATCAACTTGATGCGCTCACCCAGGGAGAGCTACGGTCTCTTCAGGAGCACCGGCGACTACAGCACGAGTGGGAACACGAGCAAGCGGCATTTTCGGGCTATTGTGCCGGGCTCGCGTTCGCTCTTGCTTGGAACGGAAAGCTGGAAGGCTTCGATCAATTTTTCCAGAAGCCCACAACGCCGGCGGAGAAAGCGCAAACTTCGGAAGAATATGTAGCCAGATACAACAGTTGGACTTAGCTTAACTTTTTTGCACAGATTATAAACTTTCGTTCTGAACAATTGATTTAGATCTCAGTGGAGCGTTTCATGGTCGATGTAGGAAGAGTCACAGCCGTCATTGATGGGGATATCGGGCCGCTCAAGAATGCGCTCAATCAAGCCAAGAGCCAAGCCACTAGCGCGGCCTCTGGTATCGAAACCGACTTCAAGAAGGGCTTCGGCTCCGGCCTGCAAAGCAGCGTATCGAGCATCACGTCCTCGATGGGGCCGTTAGGATCTGCCATATCGGGCGTTTCCGGTGGGCTCGGACTTGCAGCGACCGGTGGATTGGCGGCAGCGGTAGCGCTCGGGGCACTCGGAGCGGCAGCCGTCAGCACGGCAGCGGATTGGCAATCCCTCATGGCGGGCGTCTCGAAAACCACCGGGGTTGAGGGAGCAGAGCTGGACCAGCTCTCTGCGGATCTCCAGAAAATCCGTACTGAAACCGGCGCTACGGCTGAAGATATTGCGAATGCCACGGTCACCGCTGGATCGGTGGGCATCCCATCAGGCGAGCTGGCTGAATTCACCGAAGTCGCTCTCCAGATGGGCAGCGCCTTCTCGATGTCTTCCGAGGCAGCCGTTAGCGGAATTTCAGCTATCGGAAACAGCGCGAAGGATACTGGCACGTCGTGGACAGAGTTCGCCACGATGGCAGGCTCCAGCGTCAACGTCCTGGCCGACTCAATGAGGACCAGCGAAGAACAGATCCTCACAGGAATGACCCACCTGGGCGCTACCATGGGCCTCCTCAAGCCGCCCGAGGACACTATCCCTGAATGGATGGCTCTCGTGGCCACGGTGCAAAGCCTTGGCCTGGCGGGAGACCAGGCAGGCGAGGCCGTCCAGGACGCACTCACATATGCCGCCAGGAACGCGTCGAGCAAGGAGCTTGGAATCGACGTGGCCGGGCTGCTCGGGACCTCAGCGACTCAGCTCCAGCTCGACCTGAGGACCAACGCTCCTGAAGTTTTGCAGAATGTGGCCAAGGCCATAGCTGCCTTGCCATTGGAGCAACAAGCCGCTGCAATGGCCATGTTCGGCAGCACTGGCTCCAAGGCCATTGCGCTTCTCATGGGGGATCTCGACATCACCACGGGATCGTTCGACAAGCTTGGATCGGCCATAGACGACTCGAATAAAGCATGGGAAGAGGGCACAAGCCTATCCACTGCCTACGGAAAGTCTCAAGACACGTTCAACGCCGCCACCAGCCGCCTGACTGCCTCCCTCGATGTAGCCGGGCAGAAGTTAGGCACGGTGCTCCTTCCAGTCCTGACGTCTGTTGTGGATGCGCTCACATTTGGAGTCCAGGCCGCTACCAGCTTCGGCGAATCGATATCGAGCATGGTATCTGGGTTCTCGGCCCTCGGCGGAGAGCTGCTGTCTGGCGAGAATTGGATGGGCACGCCTGCGGATTTCTTGGATAATTTAGATAGCGCTTTCTTAGGCGCTCTCGGGATCGAGGTAGGCGATGCTGTAGCCGAGGGCACTACAGACGGCACCGAAGAGGGAATGGCCGAAGGCAGCGAGAAGGCCAAAGACGATATCAAAAAATCTACCAAAGACGGCGTAAAGGAGGGTGCTGAGGAAGGATTCGATGAGGCGGCCAAATCATATTGGTCGAACGTCGAAAACCTTCAGCGCCAGGGTATACAGACCGGCTATGCCTCTTCAGCAACCGCCGGGACGGTAGTTCCATCCAGCAACGCGAGCTGGAAAAAAGCGGCTTGGTCGACCACCGAAACTGTCTCAGAAGTTCCGGTAGGAATCCGCCACGATGTCACCAGTCAGGGCAGCAAGTACACCCTCAGGATCGATGGTAAGGATACCGGGATCAGTAGGACCGTTGACAATTTTGATACCACCCCCCGCGAGGATCTTGTTCAGTCCATGCTCAACGAGTATGGCCTCGGTGGCGTGGATGCGGGCACTGTACTGAAGCTGGCGAACAAGCCAGGTGAGGCGGCCAAACTCGAAATCGGTGCTGATATCACCATCGATTCCTACCTGAATTTCGCCGAAAACTTGAAGAGTGAGATCGAGGATGTCGGAGTAGAAATAGGCGATGCGTTCACCGCTGGCATGGTCCCTGACATCGACACGATCGATTCCAAGCTCGATGCAATACGCCGACTCAAACTCTATGATCCTGATGAATATGAGCGTCAAGGCGCGGAGGCGGCGGAAGAATATCTAATATCTCTCCAGAGCGCGCTCGATGCCTACGAGGCGGCCAAAATCGCCTACATAGCAGAACCAGGGCCAAACACTTTATCAGATTTTGAAAAGACGTACAATCAGTTGCAAGGTCTGGCAGACAATATGCCAGTCACCCTGAAGCTGAAAGCAGACGACGAAGATTTCATAAAAGTGCTAACAGCGTACTTCAAAAATGGTGTGAACACCGATTGGAACGCTCTCGGTGTATCGAATCCCGCGCGCTACCTAGAATACGCGAAGGGGCAACTTTCTTCGGAAGTATCCACCTACGCCGAGCAGGGCCGGACAATTCCCGAAGGCGAAACCCTCAACCTTTTCACCGCATTGCAAAGCTGGTTCCACGAGAATTATTCATCTCTGGATAGCGTAAATCGTACATCATCCGCCCTGCTGGATCAGGCCATCTCGAAGGGCGGGCTCGCCTGGGACGCTCTCTATGCGCAGATGGGCCTACTGTCTACGGAAGTTGGAACGGCGGGAACGAAAGCGGGCGAATCCATCCAGACAAAATCAACTGCGGGAGCCCAAAAGATTTTCGATTCGGCTGCCTACTTCAAGCTCGAAACAAACTCAGCCGGGCAGAATAT